CGAGCAGCATCTTCAGTATCTCCGTCTCCCTTATCTACTGCTTTCTGGATAATATTATCAACTTTTTCAAGAACTCGTAAATATTCAGGGTCTTCTTTTGATACGGCAGCACCAGACGGTCGTCCAATTTTTGCTTTTGGTTCTGCTGGTGGTTTTGGTTCCGTAACCATTATTTCTGTAAAGCTGCCCAGTGGTTCAAAGGCAGGCTGGAAGCCATTACCAGCTTTTGCTTCTATATTATTAACAATGACTTGAATAATTGCCTTTTCAGAAACCGTAAAAGCGTTGGTATTTCTTAATAAACTTTCAAGTCGTCTTAGTTTTGGGATAAGACCAGATGTTAATTTAATCGCATACTCTTTGTCGTCAGTGTCGTAGGGGCCCTGGAGGATGTCCCGCATAGCCGACGCCAAGTTTTCATAACGCGTTTGAAGCCCACCAATACCGGCAAACGTTGCCTTGCCGAAATTTTGGAAAACAGTGTTGATTGTGATGCCCATTTCCGACACAAGTGCCTTGATTTTTTTCTCTTGGGCGTCTGTCATGGTCTTGAGAGGCCGCTGTCTTTTTCTATCGTCTTTCTCGTTCATGAGTTCAATATGTTTCGCCAAGAGCTCAAACGCCTCCCTCTGCGTCTGGCGCTCGTTGTCAATGGCTTCATTGCGTAGTCTGTTGTACATTTTTTCCATTTTGTTTTAATGATTTACAATAAGAAAAGAAATAATTCAGCTAAATAACTCTTACTTTCTTAGCTTCGCGGTATTGACGTTGCTTCTCACGAAGTTTCTCGCGGTTTTCGTGACGGTACTTGGCTTGCCGCTCCTTCTTGGTCATAGGGCCTCCCACAGAGCCCTCCTCTGACCGTTCGTCGTCTTCGCGCTGCCGCGGTTCCATGGTGCCCCATTCTTCAATGTGATACTTTTGTGGCATCCGGTCGGCCTCGTCGTTGTCAAAGACCGGTGCGGCCCCGCCGCGGACCTTGCGCGGCCGGCCTCGAGGCCGCTTGCCGCCCGTCACACCAGTCGCCGCCGCAATGTTGCCCACTACCGGTATTTTGTTGATAATGCGGTCAATATGTGTTGCGTGTAAAGCTCGTTTAGCCAGGTAGAAAGGCGAGAGCCATTTTGTCCATGACGCACCGACAACACGACGACGACGCCCGCTTCCACTAATGGCCGGTCCGAGCTCCATCATAATGGGGTGGTCCATTGGAATTGCTTCACCGGACTTCTCGTGTTTCACCAGCATGTCCGTCATGGCCCTGGCGAACATCTTGTGAATGTCCTTTTGGACCTGCGGGTCGGCGACAAACCCGCTGACGCGCGCGGCAATAGCACTACCCCCTAAGGCGTGTTTGACCAATTTGCCCATGGCTAAATCACCTACTTTGCCTAAAATCTTCTCGGGCTCCCACAATTTGACATAATCTTTTAAATTGTCAAAAATGCCTGCGCCCTCGCCTTTTGGACACTTACAACGTTTTGGATACTTGTGCCGGCACACCTTAACTCTACCGTGTCCTTGATAAGCTGACGCATTATCAGCACCACGTGTGTTTCGGTATTGATATAAATTTCTAAAAACACCAATGTACTCACGATAAATTGTATCATACTCTTCTTGGGTCATGTTTTTTCGCAAATGACCTCTTATCAAATTAACATTAAAATAATTATAAGGCTGGCCATTAAAATAGGCATCATCAACAGTTAATAAAGTGTCTAACATTCTCCTAATATCCGCGTAATTAGACTGTAATGGTGGAGGAACTTCTCCTTCTGCTCCTCCCTTAATACGACGACGCCGTGTCCGTTTGCCGCCGCCAATGGCGCCCTTGAGGAAAACGTCGAGCAATTTCTTCGTGCCGGCGTTTTGAAAGTTTTGATACGACCCTGGTCCCATAACGGAATCCGTGATACTTTGGAGTGGTGTAGTCATATTACCAATTGACGGCAGGCCTAACATCTGGAATATGTCGCCGGCCAGGAGGTTGCCCCCCATGTATGCTTCAGGTGCTTTGCGATTTGACATTAATAATTTTGTATTTGTTATTATTTTAATAACACAACATAATTAATTATTGAATAATCACCACTAAAATTCTTGTAGGTCTTCGGCAGCTTCTTGTTGGTGACGTCTGTACTGAACCGACGCCTCCTTCAGCACTTGCTTGTAAGGCTTGTTTGGAAAGCGTTTGCGGTAATTCTTGACAAACATCAACCACGGATTTTGTTGAGCCGCCGCTTTGGATTTGGCGGAAGGACCGCGTCCGCCCGAATAGGCACCGCCACTGTAAGCGCCGCCCGAAGAGGCGCCGCCCGAAAAGGCCCCGCCGTCCATATCGGCGCCTCCCGAATAGGCGCCTCCCTTGTTATGGCGCCGAGGTGCCGCATGACGCCGGCGACGACCGCCCGAAAAGCCGGAGCCAAAGACTTCGGGCGAGTATGTGGCCTTGTTGCGGCCCAGCATAATGTCCTGTTCGGGCATGGCGCCTCCAAGGCCACCTAAGAGGCCGCTCATAAGCTTCATGGGCAGCGCAATAAGACTACCCAGGTCCAGACCGGCCCCGCCGCTGTAGCCGCGACCCGTCAAGCGGCCGTGTTGAATGTGCGCACGGTTAATAGCCTCGAGCTGTTTCGCCAAATGATGTTCATACGCGTTGTTAAAGGGCATTTTATTATTTTGTTTTTATATCTACAGCACAGAATAAAATACAACAAATAACTAAATATTTGTTTGTCGTATGGGTGGTTCATTCAAAAGTACTGGCGTGTCTGGGGGTGTTTTTGGCGTACAGTCGCTGTCGCAACAAAGGCTATGACACCGTTTCATGTGGAGGCCCATTAGAATTCCACCCAAGGCAGTGATGAGGCTTATCGAAATTCCGACGATGGCAATGGGGTCGGTCATAATGATTGATTTATTACTATTATATTATAGAGCAATAAATTAATTTAATCAAACACAACAATTTAATACAGACGGTGTTTCAGGTGTTTGCGACCTCCCGAGAAGGCCCCGCCCATTTCCTCGCCAACACCATAGCCCAGTGCCGAAATCGCACTGGCGGCCTTTTTGCCGACGGCGCTGTGCTGCGCGAGCCGGTGTTTTGCCTCGTCGATGACACCATGACGCCGGGCCATTTCAAGTGCCGCGGGGCCATGACGACGACCAAAGGTGTAAGCTTTGTGAGCAATGGTCTTCAAACGGTCAAAGAAACCACCGCCAACCACGCGCTTCAGCTCGGCGTTGGGCGTGGCCTCTTGCTTATAGGCTTCCAGAACAGTCTCCTTGTCCAGGACACCCACAAAGGACTGTGCCGTGCCCTGGTTGAGCATGACCACACCTGACGACAAGAAGCAGCAGTTGAGAATCGGCGCACTCATGTCGAAGCCCGTTGTATTTGTAAAATCCACTTTTATTGAAAAGTTGAAACTACCAAGGGAACCGCACGTTTGGAGACCAGCAATCGGAATGACACGGGAAAAGTCAAGAGCCAGTACCGAGCCCACAGTGTTAGTCTGGGGTGTAGTGTTGCCTCCAGCCAGGACTTGTGGAAGTTGCGCAAAGCCTTGAAATTCGACCCAATTCTGTTTGGAGCCAGATTCGCGACTGTATTTCCACAACATTGACGTAGGGGCATTTGATAATATCCCCGAGGAATTATTCCATAAAATGCTGACCGACGTAATTGCGGCATAACAGTCGGCATCAGTCGGCTTCAGTAGCCCTTGCTGTTGCCGCACAAACAGCAACAATTTGTCGGGAACGCTCGAAAGTGTAATGACATTCGAATTGATTGTGCTTGTTGTCTGGTACGCAACGGTCGCACCTGCGGGGGTCTGATAGTTCTGGATGCTCATATACGGCAGTGCGGTAGTGGGCGGCAGAAAGCACTCCGGTGGAGGCGTATGGAACTCCACGTCCAAGTAGCACGCACTGTACTGGACCTGCGTGATGGCCAGACCAGTACCGAGGTTGTCCGTCGCAGCGTTGATGACACGAACCGAGCGCTGAGCCACACTATCAAGGGACATTGACACGTTGATTTGACTGAGGTTATTCATGCCGCATGCCTCGTCAGGGTGCTCCCCCCAAACAAATGGACTGAGGCCCACCAGAGGCTCAGACAAATCCACCGTAAGAACCACTGTGCCGGGAACAGCTGCGCCTCCTGTGTTGGCTGCGTTGCCGGTAATGCTGACAATATTAAAGGCACCGCGGGGAATGTTGTCGAGCTCAAAGGCGTTGGGAAAGCTTTGAAAGGGCGAATTGGCGTACGCCGCCGATGACGCATAGGGGGTCGCATTGTCCAACATGGTCGGAGTCGTTGCCGACCACAGCCCAAGCTGGCGGCGGTCGCACTGGCGCAGCAGCGGGTCCAGCACTTCACGGGTATTAACCGAAAAAGAGGCATTGTTGATTTGGGCCGTCGAGGTCAGACAGGCCTGATTGAGTGGGAAGGGCGCGAGCACGCAGTTGGTGCCGTACTGAATCAAGAAGCCGTCATTCGCACCAATTTTAGGGGGCACCGTACCGGAGATTGTGTAGGCCACACGGCAACGCCATTTGACGTTGCGCGACATGACCGTCGAAACGGATGGCACTTGGACTGAATAGACGTGGTTCGACGACGAGGACGCCGAGGCCCCAAACGACTGTACCGTAATAGCCGAGCCGCCCTGCTCGACGGCATAGGTGATTTTGTCAGACAAACTGAGCAAATCGGAGCGAACAAGAACTGTATCGACAAGATTGGCCATGTATATATTTGTGTATTTTGTTTTATATAATATACAAATAAAAAAAAGCAGACAATAATATTAACGGCCATTGAATGATTTCTTGCGAAACAAGAGGAGCATGGATGCGCCTTGGCCATTGGGCAATAACATGTCATGCGACTGGCCTATTTTGTCGAGCCACTTGACACTAATTTGAAGATTTTGTATGTTGCCGTTGCTAAGGCAATCTATTAGGCGTAGCTCGGTCGTCGGGCTGTACTGTATGTACCCCTGCGAGTACTCTGTACCACTATTTAAACCAACTTGGTATGAGGTCAGAACGGCCACGTTGTTTTGACTTGCTGAGGAATTATTGATAGGTGGCCCTAAAAATGTGGGACTTCCGACCAACGTGTTCTGAACAGGAATTGTTGCCGTTTCCATTTGTATCGAATCGACGGGAGACATGGCCTGAATCGACGAATTGGTCTGTGTTATAATATCAATAACACTTGTCTTTCCGTCAGTATCTTGATTGACAAAGGCACTGCGACCAAGGTCATTATTAGGCACAAATGAATACCATTGGCTTATAAGAGCTTCTCCTTCAGAGGTACTCCAAACCTTTGTGGAGGTAAGACGACTCAAATTAAAGCTCCCCATAATATTGTAGAGCTGTTGGTTTATGATAATCGCATATTTTGGTGCCACACCTTTACTACCAAAGCCATAAGTCACATTTGGAACAAGTAGTTCAATCTTACCTGTGCTTGTGTTAAAGGCAAATCTTGGGATAGTAGTGAGAGCATCACCAGCAATTATATTTGCGAGATAATCCAATGCCCCATTGATATAGTTCAAAAACTCATTAATATTGCTAATGTAAAAATACGGGTTTTGGTACACAGCTGATTGATTTATTAAAAGGTTTGAAGGCGCAATATAATTATTAGTAATGTTCCTTGGTGGATTATATATGACACGAGTTGCCTCACAATGATTACCAGACAATTCAATCTTATCAATGTCTGCTAATGTGATAATACCAATATAATAATTGGTCAATCCAGAATATGTCAAGGTCTTATAAGCTCCTTCTTGTGTGAGGACATCTGGGATAATCACGGGCAATGTGCTCTGTGCCGACCACCGCACGATGCTCGCATAATAGTCTGAGGCCGAATCAACAATTGACGACAATTGTACCTGATTGAAAGTACAAGATATTGAAGGTGCTAATTGTTGTTTATTGTTATTATATACTTGAATTTGTTTGTAGATGTGTGTTGCGTCTTCGATAGACGACGTCGAAGGATTAAAAAGGTGCCGGGCTTGTAGTTGTAAAGACATTGTATTTTGTGTTATATATGATTATACCAGAGATTATTTGTTAAAATAATTTCCAAAATATGTACCCCAAGGGATGCCACTCGGCAAAAAGATTATTACAATAAGTAATAATCAGTGTGTAAAGAATACAATGGGTAAAATAAACGTTTATTTTACATTCAATATAGATTACCTTGGGTTTTTTACCCCCGGTAATCATCCCCAACCGCCGCTCAATGTTCCAAAGGCACCAAATCCGCCACAATCTGGTCATTTGTCATGCCCGTCATCAGTCGCACCTGTTTGACAATTTTAATAAAGTCCGGCAGGCTAATACCGTCCTGTATCGCCCGCCAGCGCAGCGCACACCAGCGGCCGCACGTGCTAATGCTCATGTTGTTCAAGTCCTGGAATGGATACACATTGTACAATATTTCAAAATTGTCCTTGGACTTTTCCAACAAGCCGTTTAAATACGGCGTGCCGCCCCCTTCCAGCTTCTCCTCCGGCATGTTCGCGTACCACCGCGTACATTCGTCTATGCTGCCGTACTCTCCCCCATACGAGTTGAAGTACTCAATTGTGTTTCCGTAGCGGGCCACCAACACCCAGTGGCCTTGTGACGGTGGTCCATAAAGGAGCATAAAACAGTCTGTGGCCTTGGGCAAAATTTGCTCAATGTTGTCATACTTGCTCAGCTCTCCGTTTAGAATAATTTTAGTGTCTTGGCCACACAGTTTCTTCATCTGAGTATCGTCAAGAGGCTCCAATTTAATCTGATTTGCCTCTTTTGTACTAATTTCGTTGTTTAGCACCTCGTCGGCAATGTCGTCGGCAATGTCTGCGACAGATTCATATTTGTCTCCAAAAATTTCATTTAATTTATTGTTAATTTCAACTGCGTTCATTTTGTCCTATACCTTAGGCAAAGATTTTAATTTTATGTGAAGCGCACTTTGTTCGGCAATTATATGCCGACGGCTTTTGATATGGGTCGGCCGCGACGTGGCCAGGTACTGCCCCTGACACACCGCACACGTTGTCTTTGGCTTTGGTTGTTTTGGTTCCATTTCTTTCCTGTTGGCAAACATTTTTATTTTTGGTGGAGTGGCCCATTTATCATTGTCTGCCTTGGGGATTTTTGTTATTATTTTTGTTGTCATTTTATACAACAAAGATAATATTTTTACAATAAATGATTAACACAAGCGTTTCCATATTGCGCTAAGTTTCGTGTCAGCTTCTTCCATGGCCAACACGTCATCAGCGCTCACCTCATACAAGACCAAACCCTCCTTTCTAATTCTCTCTATTTGGTCATCTCTTACTGGATTTGTCTTTAATATTTCGATTAAACACTTTAAACGGCTATATTGATACACGGCCACATCAACTACCTTAAAGGGCCCGTACTCTGTGTTGTACCGGTACTTACATTGCTTAAAATCCGGCACGTCGGCTTGATTCCACCATGCCTTTCCTGTCCATGTGTTTGTCCATGTAAAATTGTCGGCTTCCTTGTATTTTATCAGCGGCACCTCGACCAGTGCCGAAAAGCCATTTCCACATTTATTGTACATTTCACAAACCTTCATCTTTGCGTCCAAGTGGATTTTTGATTCATTAGCTATAAACGGCGGCATTTGATTCTAATTATATTCAATATAATTGTTATGTTTAAATTGTTTCTAATTTAGACTCGACAGGATTTAAACCCCGGAGTTCTATTAATTCCTTAAAAAAAATGTGGAATTTCGACGAGTTGTGTTTCCATTTGTTGGTTATGACATAATGCTTCTCGCAAACGTCGCATTTGACCTTGACACTCTTCAGCTTATTCTCATAGTGTTTTTTGTTGTACTCGAGCATGTACCTCCGCCGCGAGTCGGCCTTGGCTGTGTCATAAATCATTTGATTTTCTGTTGTTGGTTCCATGTTAGTTCTTTTGTTATATACTTAGATAATAATTGTGTTTAAATCAAATTCGCATCAAACTCCTCCGAAATTCCGATAATTCCTATTTATTTTGAATTACCCACTTCTTTATTCTGTTATATATAAAAAATAGACAAGTGGGTAAAACCCGCGGCGCAAGCTACAAGCGCCGAAGCCAGCCGCGGCACACTGCGACAAGAGCGGCAATGAAGCAAAGTTTTATTGGAGGGGCCTCGCGGCTTTTAATAATTCCCTACCCATTACCCACTTCATTTTCCCGGGTATTCAAACTATTAATCAATCAAACATTCCGCGTCTTCCAGGTCTTTTTTCGACAGCGTGTCCAGCAGGTGGCCAATGGCGTCAATCTCGGTGATTTCGTACTGGTAGTCCTTGAAGCGTCCTAAGCCTTTGACACTGCGGTCTTTGCGCTCGCCAATTTGTAGCTTGTAGCCGTAGCGGCCAAGGTACATCTCCAGCGTCTTGTGGAACGTGCGGTCCGACACAAAGTGTGTGTTGCCCAGCTGGAGCATGACATTGGGCTGATTCAGCATAAACATTACTTCTTCTTTGACCACGCTAATCCAGTTGGGCTTTTGTGGGTTGATTTTGTCCAACATTTTGTGCTCAATGGTGTAGCCCAGCTTGCCGATGAGTGTGCGCATTGACTCGGTTGTATCACGGTCAATATACTTAATAAAGTCGGTAATGGCCGGTTCCACGGGGTTGGTCTTGGTCAGTTTGCGCCAGTTGATAAGCACACCCAGTTTGCCGTAAAAGTCGTCCATGTCCTCCGTCTCCTCGATACGGTCGAGGTTGAAGCGCGTTTCGTAAATGTACTTGAGCATGGCGTAGTTTTCGGCTTTGGTCAGCTCTAGATTGTGCCGCAGCTTGCTCTGGAGCACGTCGTAATCGGCCTCTTCCAGCCGCGCCGCCTCCACAATCATTTTGATTTCCAGCGCCTTTTTTGCCTCGTTTGTTGGCATCCGCTTGAGGACCGCGGGGCGCACCGTCAAGGTGTGGCCTTTTTCCTCAAACATGTCCGCGAGCACGGTACAAAGGTGGTCTTGGCTGTTTTGGTATTCCACCTTGTTGTGAATCAAAATCGACACCAAGTTAGACACTTCCGGGACAAATTTGTACAGAGACTCGCGGACCGTCTTGAAATCCACCAACATGTCGTTGGCGGCAAACGTGGGCAGCGAGTTGTACAGATTGACCGTGTCGTCTTTGAATTGCCGCACACGCGCCATCATTTGGATAAAGCCGCGCGCACTCGTCGAGCCAGTGCTCAACATGCCGTAGAGGCGCGTGAAATGAATCACTTTGTCTTCCAGCACACTGAAATCAATCCCTGCCTCGACCGTCGGACTGTAAATGACTAGCCGACACTTGCGCCATTCCACCATGACGTTGCGCAGCACGTCCGCATTGCGCTCCTTGCTATTATGGACCATGGTCGCATAACGGTCCTTGAACAGCTCGTAATACAAGGAACTGTCGCCGCGGTTCATAGTCAGCAGCACAATGTTTTCGCCGGCCGCAAGGTCCGTTTCAATACACTGAATAAATTCCTCACGGTCGTTGCGGTTCCAGATGACAAAGTGCTTCTTGTTGGGGCGGTACATATTTCGGTAAAATTTGTACTCGGGGGTGCCCGGAAGAGTGCGCACAAAGTCAAATGTGCGCATGCCGATGTCACCGTCGAGCATGATGACTTTTTTGGATTTGGTAATAAACTCGACCAGCCGCGAATGGACCACCATTTGGTCCAGCTTCTCGAAGCTAAAGTGGCCCAAAATGCCCTCCGTTTCGTCCATGACCACAAAGTCGTACGGGCGGCTGTGCGACAGGTGGTGGAGGCTGTCCAGCTGAATGATGAATTTGTCTTGGTTGTCCCACTCCTCCTTGGGTGTCTCGAGGTAGTTTTTAAAGCCCATTTCGGCAAACTCGTCTGCTTGCGCCTGCGTGTTGCTCTTGCGGTAGTTGATAAAAAGCACCCGGGGCTGTGCCATCCGGGGCGCCGCAAAGGTCATTGCCTCGGCCTTAGCAACCACAATCTGGTATTGGCCAGGCTCGACGGCCGGCGAAATCGGCTGGTACATAAAGTACTTGCGTATGACCGCCTTAAAGGCCACTGTTTTGCCCGTGCCGTAGCTCGAGTGAATGACGAGAATTTTGCGGTCTTTGCTCTGAATCCAAGAGTCAAAAATCTCCGGCATGTCCCAGAGGTACTTTGTGTTAATTTCCTCGGGCTGGTACGGTGTGATGCGGTTCATGGGCCGCCGCAGCATTTTGTTAAACACCGTGCGGTTGATGCTGCGGCACTTGAGAAACACCCCCGTCGGGTCAAATTGCGGGTCGTATGTGCGGGTGAAACCCTTGACCAAGTCCTCGTGCTGCGCCCTGGCGTACTTGGGCACCGCCCGCGACAGCGTACAAAAGACCGCAAAGGCCTCGGGGCTGTTGTTGAGGTGCTTCAGGGCGTACCCGGCCTTGGCCCACGGCCCGTAGCTGTTGAAATCGCCGTTGTCAAAATACAGCTTCGCTACAACCTCAAACAGCTCCACCGGCAGCAGGCTGGTCGTGTGGGTGCTACACACAATGCTGTCGGGCACCTTGGCGACCATATGGCCGGTTTTGGCCTTGTGCGATTTTTTAAAGCTAATGAGGTGCCGCACGTAATCCACGGCAAATTGCGGCATTTCGACGAGTGGCCCGGCCTTGACCAATTCGTAGTGAAATTCCTCACCGGTCTGGTGGTGCCGGTAGGTCGGCACATAAAACAAATTGGTCTTATTCACGTCAAGAATGCCCAAGTGGGTGTTGCTCGGCAGCTTGTTGCTCTTTTTCCAGTAAAAGTGCCATCCCTTGTTCGTTTTGACATAAAATGTACAAGTCTCAAACAGTTGGTCAAGAATATCACAATTCTCTGGCTCATCAATGTCAAGCGTGTCAAAGTCGCGACAGTCAATATTGATGCCGTTGGTTTTCATTTCTTTGTACAAAAAATTCACATAGACTTTGTCGCACACGTAGTGAGCCGCACCACCAATCTGGGTGTCGCTGGGGCGGCCCACGTACTTTTTGAGCTCGCCGTTCTGGTTTGTAAAGGCCCCAACGTGAATCGTGTGATATTTAAAGTTCAAAAGCTCCTTGGGAATTTGTTCCATTTTTTGTTTTTGTATTGTTATATGATTTATTATATTATGAGATTTAAATTATGTTTAAGTCCATTTTTGTTTTAATTCAAAAGGAATTAAATTACCCACTTCTTTGATTTTGTTGTCCAGTCCTTGGGGAAAAATCAATTATTTCCAATAATTCCGATTTATTTTGAATTACCCACTTCTTTATTCTGTATATATATAAAAAATAGACAAGTGGGTAAAACCCGCGGCGCAAGCTACAAGCGCCGAAGCCAGCCGCGGCAGACTGCGACAAGAGAGGCAATGAAGCAAGAGTTTATTGGAGGGGCCTTGCGGCTTTTAATAATTTCTTACCCACTACCCACTTCTTTTTACAACGGATTCAAACTTAGGGTTAGGGTTAGGGTTAGGGTTAGGGTTAGGGTTAGGGTTGGATTAGGGTTAAATTCTTTAATTATAATTCGAATTAAACAATCTAATAGACTTGGTCGGCAATCCAGATGATGCGGTGCGTCTTGGTGTTGTAAAAGCTCAAAAGCGGGCCGGGAATAAGGTCTGTGCCATCCTTGAGGCCCATGCGTTCCATGCGGCGGCAAAGGTCCGCGTTGGTCGCAATCATGGAGGCAAACTTGTCGTCGCGCTTCTTGTTCCACACACTGGGGTGAAACTGGCGGCCGTTGCCGTTCTTAAAGGCAATGTGAAAGGCCATGAACTTGTACAAAGTGTCGTTGGAAGTTTGGGACATTTTGTTTTGTTTTTGTATGTCTTTATGGTTTGACAAGACCAAAATCAATTTTTTTTTGGATAGGTGTAAATTGTCTTTTTTTGTTTAATTACCCACAAAAATCAAGTGGGTAAATGGGTAAAATGCCGTAAGGCACCTCCAATAAACTCTTGCTTCATTGCCTCTCTTGTCGCAGTGTGCCGCGGCTGGCTTCGGCGCTTGTAGCTTGCGCCGCGGGTTTTACCCACTTGTCTATTTTTTATATATAACAGAATAAAGAAGTGGGTAATTCGGAAATAATCGGATTTTCGGAAATTGTCGGAATTAATTCAAAAATAAAAAATCTTGTATAATTAAAATGGTACTCATCAACGGCTTTAATTACACATTGTCTAATCGTAAAAACAAAAAATTACAAGTCCGCGTCGGCAACAAAGTCATAAGCTTTGGCGACGCGAGGTACGGTCATTTTAGAGACCTCACCGGCCTCTTGCCATCCCGCATGAACCACTATGACAACAATCGCCGCGACAACTACTTACGGCGCGCCGAGGGCCAAGGCACGGCAAATGACCCATATTCGGCCAATTATCACGCAATGCGGATTTTATGGGGTTATTTATAACAAACATTAAGAACCAGTGTATCTACTACAGGACCAGGGGGAGCAATAAAACCAACAATCTTCAGACGCAAAAACGGCACAACAGGTGCGCGGCTGTCATAAAATGTGCCGCCGTTTGGGAGTGAAATGTACGGCAAAGTGTCAATCCAGTCGGACGGTGTTGCCGAGTCGGTGAGGCAGTATTGATAGACCAGATACGGAGACGACATACCAGTGCTATTGGTGTCCGAACCAAAAATTGTAATAACACTGAGAGACCCAGCAACAATGGTGGGCGACACACTGTTGGGGTTTCCACCGTCGCTAAAATTCGCAAGAGTCCAGGCTTTTGAAGTCAGCGCCGGCGGTTCATTTTGGACAATGAGGGGGTTTCCGTCTCCAATAGGGCCCGTTGCCGTCTGGAGTTGAACCGAAAGATTGTTTTCAGTGGTAAGGCTGAAATTTACAACGGCAACGTCGAGAGCACCGGCGACAGTGTTGGTAAATGCTGTGTTTGTGGAATCGACGATTTGACAAACGGCTGCTGGAACAGAAAATGCTCCATACGTACTAATTGGAAGCGGTTGGCTGACCACGCACACGTTCAAGTCCGTGCCCTTGTCAAAAGTCATTGCGGCCAGTGAGGGATTGGTGACGTCCAGAGCCGTCCCGGTCGCCGTGAGGGGGTCGCCGTTTGTTGCGGAAATCTCGACGCTGCTACTGCCGGCAATAACCACAGGAAAGGCATTTGTCCCACTATCCACCGGGACACCATTATAGTAAATGGTCGATTGTGTATCAACCCCCGCGGCAATTTCATTGCGCACCTCGATTAATGTAGCTTCCCGTGCGAGCAGTCCTTGTCCCTCAAAGATTACATTGAGCGGGTTTGTGCCATCTACGGGGTCTCCGCCGACATACGGTGTCGCATGGGTGTTGATAAACGTGTTGGTGATATTGACGTCAGAGCCAGTGCCCGTCGAAGCATCGGCGCGAAGTTCGTACTCGACAATATTATCCACAAACCGAAAGCCAACTTGGGACACGACACCGGCGAAACTGTCTGGGTCCCAAACGCTGTCCGACTGGAGTGTTATAAACAAGATTTCGTCAGTGGGTGCTGGTGTGTCCGAAGCTGCTGTCAAAATCGGACAGTTGATTTCGCGTAATTGATTAGGGTTGCGCGGGTAGTCGTTTGCGGTGGCCGCAAAGTACATAAGACACTTTTGACCGGCAAACAGGTTCAAATCGGCGTCTTGGTTCTGATACACAACTTTTTTGCCGTACCAGACGTGCTCCGTACCTTTGGTATATACGGCGAAATATGGCGGATATTGACCGTCAATGGCCATGGTACATGTAAGGCCCGTAAGCTGTGCGTACGTCCGATTGTTGTTGTCCGCAGTGTCGGCGTAGTAGTACCAATTAATTTTGTTAGTAGCAGCGTCGTTAATGTAATACCAGCCCGGGCGCTTGTTGGCCGTGTCATAAGTAGCGGCCGGCGCCGAGTCTGCCTGTAGTGCGGTGGCTTGTGCGGACCCAAGCAGCACCGAGCCATTGGGGAAAAAGTCTGCGGTGGCCGCGAGCAAATCGCCAAATTGGTTACAACGAATACGCCGCCCAGTGTTGTCCGGAGCGAGCCCGGCAATATTTATAAGAGACATAATTGTTATTGTATAATTTGTTGTTTATATAATAACATATAATTTAATTTGCGACATAATTTTATAGAACTTTGATATATTCTCTTTGCGTATTGACCGTATGACCCATAGCCTGTGCGTCTTTTTCACGGTCTTGTTCAATCTTCCCATACTTGCTCGAAAGATAAGAGTGACGCAACATACTCGAGCCAAAGTGTTTTCCAAAAATTCTGTTAAGGACACGTGTAATACTGTTGCTTGAGTCAAAAGCTTGTCCATTTCCAAAGACAAGCAAGGGGAAGGCTTTGCCATCCTTGGTTGCTAAGGGGTTGTGCTTAAGATAAATTTTAAGAATTTTTACGAGTTGTTCAGGTACATGTTCTACTGTTTTGCCGTGTGTTTTTGATGTTTTATACATGTTAAAGGTAAATGTCTTGCCTTTTGGGTCATAATAGTTTTTGGTGTTGTCGTCCGTCGGCGTACCTACGACCATTTGTTGGTAGTCCATGTTGCGCCGCGGCGGCACCAGTACATAGAGGCCCAGCAGTGCGGCTTGGAGCAAAGCAGCGTACTGTGGGCCCGTAATGGAGCCTTTTTTGGCCTTTTCCAACGACAAGGCATGTTGTCGCAAATTTTCAAACTCTTGTAAGACTTGTTCCCAATCTATCCAATTTTTGCGCTGGGTGTCCGTTGCTGTCGTGCTGGGCGTCTCTATTGCCTTGTTCCATTCTTGTACAAGTTTGTAGTACTTTTGTTGTACATTTTTAAATTTTGGGAACAAACTAAGCACACTGATGACACTAATGAGCATTTGTTTGCGGGTGCTGTCGGCGAGGTGGTCCATGCGCTTGACAATGTCGTCCGTTTTGCGCAAGAAATTGAGGTTTTCAATGGGTTGCCCCCAGTTAAGCTTGCGCAGTGTAGAAAGATAGAGTTTGATTGAGGACTCGCTAAGGCCTTTGTCTCGTAATTTGTCGGCAATTTCATCGTTCATTTTGTTCTTTACAATTGGTAAATAAATAAAATGTACAAATAATTAATCATTTAATGTTTTCATACGGCTAAAAAACTCCTTACACTTTAGGTGATGACTGGTGCGCAAGTGTTTGTAGCCATAACACTTTTTGTAATTACTACCGCAATCGGCGCACTGGAGTATGGGACTTTTGCGGTAATATTCGGCCATGTAGGAACTCCTTGGGGACATGTATGTTGTCTTTTTAGATGGCACATATATTTATTTTCCTTGTTAATCATTTGATAAAAGGAATATGTTTTTCTCGGTGAGGACACATTGTGGAAAATTCTTAAAGACACAGGCCCAGCGGCTCTTTGTGGCTTTAATTTTAGCTAAATTTTTCGTATCAACCCCACTGTAGTTCTGTAAAACATAGCGCGTGCTGCCGGTCGAACCCCATGGAAAATAGCAAAACCAGAACATTTCCGTCAGCGCAACCCTAAGGTGTTTGCTATTGGGCAAATGCTGGCTGATAATAACACTTGTGTTGAAATGGCGCCCGGTTTGTAAAGCTTGGTCCAAGAGGCTATACACGGCCGCCTTGAGGGCCTTGTCTGGTATGACGTCAGTGTCGTCGAAAATCAACAAACTGTCGCGGAAATCCTCCATCGTGAGCGGCTCCTCAATAAGACTGTCGTCGATGCGCACGCGGTTCAGTTTCACACTGTCGAGGTTTTTGTCTTCGGTCAAATTGGAAAACACGTAAATTTCGCGACCCTTGTAGGTTTTTTTGTACTGAATACAATAGTTGCGAATATATGTACTTTTGCCCGAGCCACTGGAGCCCACGACGACGCCCACGTCGCGCTCCTTGGTTGTGTTGGGAATCTGTTGAAATTGTCCCTCGTCTTCCAGTTTGAGCGACGGGTATTCTTTGGCGGCAGCGCCTTTGGTTTTGGTGACGGTGCCGGGGATTTGGCTATTCAAATAAATAATATCGCCGTCATGTTCGCCGCCCTTGACAACAGCCAGCGGGGCATTGCCTTTTTTGGTAAGTGTAAGAGACATTTTATTGTTGTATTTACTATTGAACAATAAAATTAAAAAAGAAATATCACTTGAGTTTATTTGCCTTTTCAGCAACAATATCGCCAAGTTTTTCCATAATCATTTTTCCTTGCTGCTGCCGCTGTTGTGGTGTAGAAAATAGAACTTCTCCTAAAAAATCACCAAGTCCCGCGCCTCCTCGACCACGGTGTCTTTGGTAGGTATTTAGAATATTACCACCTTTAGCACCATGACCTTTTAAACCAACTACTTTTGCCTTTGGTTGTCCAAAAGGGTGTTTTAACCAACTCAAAAAACTACCCCCTGTGAGCGGCGCGTCTTCATTAGCAATGACTTCACCATGGCCAATATCCAGAGCCTTTTCCTCGCGCTCCGGTGTCAGCTTGTGTTTTTTGATGAATTTCAATGCCTCTGACTGAATGAGTTTGTTGTAATCCGCCGACACCATAGGCAACATAGTCGGGTCCATGTCCCGTAGGCCAACACTAATGAGAAAATTATGGATTCGTGTTTTGTCAAAGGGAAATGTGTTGTATTTTTTGTAAAATATAGTTGCTGCGTCCATTTCGTTTTGGATGGCATAAATGCGCCCTATACCGCTGTTGAAAAAATCGGCAATGTCATTTAGCACTTTCATATTTGGAACTTCGGCGATTTTGTTCGCCATAAAGATGCGCTTGAGGTACTTGTACGGCTTTCCGTCTTCAAAGTAATGAACTCCGTCATCAAAGAGGGTCTTTTGGTACTTGTTCATGTCCAGTTCAGTATTGGAGAGGAAATAGATACACGACACTTCCTTGAAGTGGCTGCCCTCAAAAATCATGACACAGTCAAATTTTATCATGTCAATTTGTTCAGGGTCAAAAAAGCGATAAAAAGCCTCCTTGGTGAATTCCTCGGGCGAAAAGAATTTTAACTTTGTGCCATCTTTGTTCTGGAGCTTGAGCTCCACAAAGAACAAATCCGGCTCCTTTTGGATTCTATCCATAACTGCCTTGGTATTGTTGTAAGCTGACCGCGGCGTAAATGTCTTAACTTGGACTAACCCGTCAATGTCGGCGGGATAGGACATGACGGCGAGGCCACCGGTGCCGACGAGTTGAAACGGATTAGTGTCCCACTTAAATGCCTTAATAATCGGCCCCATAGCCTTTGTAGGGTATTTTTTGTCATAAACGCTCATTTTGTATTGTTTCTATACTACTTAGATAATAAATTAAAACATGGAATATAAAAGTTGTAGCATCTTAACGATTTGAGTTTGATTTTAGCTATTATCAACGAATAATTCCATGATTTAAATTATTTAATACACACACTACACACACACACTAATTATGCTGCTCCTTCTTCCATATATTCCTCTGGTTCTTCCTCATAAGCCGCCATACGACCAAGACGACCGGGTGTTGGTGGTTCAAGCTGACGGGCTAATACTTTCAGTTGATTTTTTACACCCTCAAAGGTTAAACCAGGAATAGTCTTCTTTTTTTTACCACCCGCAACAAGTGTTTTCCGTTCATCACGAGCAGCATCTTCAGTATCTCCGTCTCCCTTATCTACTGCTTTCTGGATAATATTATCAACTTTTTCAAGAACTCGTAAATATTCAGGGTCTTCTTTTGATACGGCAGCACCAGACGGTCGTCCAA